ATTTATATTTAATAAACTAAATTTATTTCCAGTTGTAAAGATTGCCTCACCAATACTATTTATTGCAAGAGATGTTGTTGAACTAACCTCTTGAGCTGTAATACTATTTATTTTGACAGTTCTCTCAACCGAGCCTGTAACAATATTTAATATTAAAGATGTTCCAGTTGCTGTAAATGTAAACTCATAACCTCCAGCTGATGTAATTGTCTGATGAACTGATGAATCATCTTTAACCTGTAACTCTCCACCACTTAACTCTGCAACATCAATACTTACTTTGTATTTACTCTCAGATGTAAAAACTGATTCTTGTTCTAATGCCGCATCTGCACTACCACTAAATTGAGCTTGATCATCTTGAATACTCCATCCGGTTCCCTTAGTCCAATCATTATCTGGATCAACTTGTTTTACTGATACGTTATCTACTGAACTCACAAATGCAGTACCACCTGTTCTTCTACCAATAACTAAAGTTGAATTGCTACCAGCGGTAAAATAAAAAGTATAAGAGCCAGTAGTTGTAGCAACTCCAATATTTTCATTAGTGACCCCATCTTGAAACTTCAAACCAAGTCCACTTGTTATAACAACATCTGCGGTAACTTTATAAGTAGAACCTGAATTTGTAAATATGTTGGGTTGATTTATATACACAAATGAAGAACCATCACCAACAATATTTGCTTTACCATCACTTATAGTAGCTCCAGAGCTTTTTGTCCAATCACTATCAGTTGCAAAGTCTCCATTTGTTACTAACTCACTACCTAACTCATCATAATTACCATTAGCAACTAAATCACTTCCAAGCCCACTTACAGCAGTTGTTAAAGTTGTTATTATATTATTTCTTGCCGCTGAGTTTATTGATGAGCTTGTAGGTCTTTGTAAGAATGATGGTGGAGCTGTATTTACTGGTATATCAATTGCACCGCCTCTTGAATCTGTAACTGTTACAGTAGATGCTGAAGTACTTTCACTTTGTATTTCGAAACCCTGAAAATCCCACTCATCTTTCAATACATGAAATGTTCCTCTCTGCATTACATAAGACATTGGTGCTTCCTGTGGTCTATTCTCTACTAATAAACCAACAGGATTGATGTATTGAGGCCTTACAGCTGTTCCATCATCTTTTTCTTTTGCTTCAGTTGGTATTACTAATCTAAAATTAGCAACTCTAATTGATGTTAATTGTCCCTCTAAGAATCTATCAAGTAATAACTTAGAGAATGTTTGAGTTCCATTTGTAACACCAACCCCCCATTGACCACTTGTTAAAGTAGTTGTTCTTGTTCCGCTTGTATCTACAACTTGAATTGCTCCTCTACTAACTGAAGCTGGTGAATCACCCCAAAGCAACTCATCAAAGTTTCTAATACTTGAATTATTAGTATTATTACTATCTTGTATAATATTCTGAGCTGTTGCTGATATTTGTAGATTAGCTCCTAAAGCTAATAATTGCCCAGCAAATGGATTACCATTGGGCTGATAATAAGTTCTAATTCTAATTGGTCCAGACATAAAACTTGAAGAGCTTAATGTAGTACCAGAAACACTTGCAACATTTTCCCAAGTCAATCCAATATCTCTTGGATCAGCCCAATTAGCTCCAGTATCATTATCAATGAATGCATACTTAGCAGATGCAACTCCATTAACAAAATTAAATATTTGAATAGTAATATCAAACAAACCAGTAAATGTAGAATCAGTTGGTAATATTATTGCAGCTCCATTATCTGGACCACCAAGCTGTTGAGTCATAACTCCTGATGAGCCAGATTGAAAATTTAAATTACTTGCATACCATCTTGGTCTATTATGATTAGATGATGGTGCTGTTGTATTCCAAGAGTAAGTATTAGTTGCATAATCATAGTGTAAGAATTTAGTAGTACTTCCACCATGAGCTAAATTAGTAGCCGCCAACTGATACCTTATATCAGCTGAGAAAGATTCAAATTGCCCTCCAGTCAATCCGCTATTCACATTAGCTCTATCTTGAGTAAACAATAATGGTATATCTAAATAAATTCCAGATGCATCAGCAAGATTAAATATTTCTTTTTGTGTTACTACTGTGTTTTCTGATGTTGGGAATCCTCCAAAATAGTTCTCACCACTTCCAGTTATATACTTAGCAATTACTTCTTTTATAGGTGCTTTGAAATCATATTTAGTACCTACTATTTTACTTGGCCCAACAACTCCTGATGTTTGTAAAAAGACTTGGTAAGGAGTCCAATAATCATTTAGATTATCAAAAGCAGCACTAACACTATTACTTGAATGAAAGTATTTTCTTGTATTTATATTATCAGGATTTGCTAATGTACCAGTTTCAGCTGTATTATATTCTGGTATTTGTATTATCCAGAATTTATGCCTCCAATAAACTATTCTTGCTCCCCAATGTTTCAAGAGTTCATTTAATACATCATAACAATTATATGGTTGAAATATACCATCACTCTCTTCCTCTCTAAACATTGATACCTGAACTTCTGTATTAGCAAATGGGTCAAAAGTTAATGTAGATGGAGCTGATGTTCCATGCCCAGTATTATACCAATTTATACTTGTTCGCCATTCCCAATCAGTTATTGCTCCCTCAGTAGTTAAAGCTGCACCAACTTTACCAAGTACTGTTTTCATCCAAAAGCTATAACTTGTTGGTCCAGTAAAAACATCAGTTTTTTCATAGGGTTTTGTTGCTCCATCTTTAACAAAATCAACTTCTTTTAATAATGATAATCCATCAGTAAAAACTAATTTAAACTCATAAGGAAAGAACTCATCTACTGTTGAATTTAAATCCATTAATAAGAATCCACTCCATATTAAACTGGATGCAGTTGCTTGAGTATTTCTGTAAATATGAACATAAACATCTTTTTCTTCATAAGAATCTCTTACACTCTTTAACCAGTTCTCAAGTAATGTTCCCTCTACCATTATGGGAATTTCACATGATGAACTCATTATAGTTGAGAATCTATCATCATTATCAGTATCCCAATTAATTTGTGGTCCACCTTGCCCTAATGTTATTTCTGTTATGGTTGATCCAGTATAATTTCTATCCCAAATCTGTATAAAGTAACTCCATGAATTATAACTATATACTGTAGTTTGAAATCTTATGTTAGCCATTATACGCTTCTTAATCTGTTTCCAGATGTTTTTGCATTACTTAAAAATATATCTGTACCACTTATTCTTCCGACTACTTCTACTTGTTGAGAGCCACCACCAATCATTGATTTTAGTTTTGATAATGGAGCTACAACCTCTGGATTGCTATTAGCTCCAGCATATTCTCCCATCAATCCTAAAGTTGGTCCACTAATTATACCACCATTTGCAAAAGACATACCTGTTATATTACCCAAATTACTTTTAAGCCCAGCTACTGATAATGCTGTTTTTGCCGCACCTGGTCCTCCAAATAATATTTGTATTGCAGTCATTACAGCAAGCTGAACTAACAACCTTTTTATCATTTGATTTACTGATTCTATAAATGCTTTTGCAAAGCTTTGCGTTCCATCTAATGCTTGATTCATTGAATCTCTTAATATATCTCCAAATGATGCCGCTGCAAAAGACATTTCATTAGTTTTCTCAGTTATTGTATCTAAGTTAGGGAATAAAGTAGCTAACATTAAATTTTGTTCTGTTATATGTTGAGCAAATGTTTTTGGAGTTTGTTGTGGTCCAACGCTTGGAGTTGTTGTTGTTGTTCCAAGCTGAAATGGGTTGCTTAATATACCTAAAGCACCAGCAATCTCTTTTGCTTGGTCTTTCATTGAATCTCCAAAGGATTTGAATTTTGTTAAATAATCATTACTATCTTTTTTTAATTTTCTTACATGGTCACTTATACCTAATGCTCTACTTAAAGCTCCTCCTAAGATATCTGTTAATTGTGCAGCCGCTTCCACTAACGCATTATGCCACCAATTCCAATCAGATAATCTTTCTTTAAAAGCTTCATAATTATCTCTAACATATAAGAAACCCGCTACAATTGCTGTCAATCCAAGAACCACCAACCCTGTTGTAGTATAAACAGCCGCTAATGCAGTTGAGATAAGACCAAAAGCATAGATTAATGGACCAAGAGCTGATACTAATAACGTAACATTTAAAGCATTACGTTTAAATTCTGGACTTAGTTTGCTTAAAAAATCAAATATGTTTCTTAAACCATCTACAAGTTTTTGAGCTAATGGTAATAACATAGTTCCAAATTCAGCTGCTAAGTTTTCAAACTCTCCTTTTAATTTTCTTACTTGATTTGCAAATCCACCTTGAGTTCTTGCAAAATCACCAATTGCTTTTTGACTTTGACTTACAGCTAATTCAAAAGTAAGTTGAGCTTTTGCTACTCTATCAAGTTCCTTGAATATTAATCCTTGCTCTTCAGCAAATCTTTTTAAATCAGCTTCAGTAATTGCTATACCTAATGATTTTATTGCTTCTCTTTCACCAAGTAATGCCTTTGTTAATGCCTGAGATGCTCCATTAGCTCCTCCACTAAAGTTAGTGAATGAAGCTAAATCAACAGCTAATTCATTTACTTGTTTAGATAGATTTAAAGCTTCTCTTTCAGTAAATCCAAAACCAACTAATAAATCACCAGTATCTGATAACATACCAAGAGCGGCTTGACTTGATAATCCAAAACTTTCTTCAAAAGCTTTTGCAGTATTTTGAGCATCATTCTGAATAGAACTAAAAACAGTATTGAATTTTGATCTTGTTTCTTCTAAATCAGATGCCGCTTTTATTGATGCTGCACCCAATCCAATAACTGGTAATGTAATATTTCTTGTCATATTACCTCCAATCCTTTTCATATTAGAGCCAAACTTTTTAATACTACGATTAGCTTTTTTCATTGCTCTATCAAAGCCCCTTAAATCTGCTCCAAATGCTACTGTTAAAAACCCAACACTCTTATTTGCCATCTTTCTTTAATTCTTCTATTCGTTTTAAATATTCAGCTCTTGCTTTCAACTTCTTATAATCAACTTCTTTTTTCTTTTTGTCCCAATCAAATTCAATTAAATCTGTTGGTTTTATTCTCTTTCCTTTTGGGATTTGTATATTGACTAAAACCGCTGTTTGCCATCTTACTCTTTCCCATTCATGCTTTTCTTTCAAGCTTAAGAGTTCATAGAAACCAGTCATCTTATTAAAAAAATGTCTTGGAATCATATTGTAAAACTCCTCAACAGATAGCCCCATAAATCCAAAAGCTATCTCTTCCAACCTGTCCCAAGTCAGTTTTTCTTCTGCTTGGGCTTGGGCTTTTTTTCATTTACCTGTCCCATCATCTCTCCTAAAACTTCCATACATCTTGCAATAGCATTGAAATCAGCATCTATTGAATCAGCTAAATCATCTACAGATAATTTCATTTCTTGCTTAGAAGCTCTGTAACCATCTTCTATTCCGCAATACATTAAAATTAAGGCATTGTCTAAAGTCATCTCTTGCCCAAGTTTATCTAAGTCCGCAAGTGATGTATTAGTCATTTTAGAGTATTTTCTTAAAGCATTGAAGCCAAACTTTATTGGATGGTCATCTTTGCCTATTGTTATTATTTTATAATTCATTTCAGTAAGTATTTTTAAATGGTTTTGATGCTCAGTAACTCACCGAAAGAATTACCAAGCACCGCCACCAAAAGTTATTATTAATTAACTGTTTGAGCTAAAACTCCAGTACCCTCTATTGTAAGAGAATAAGTTGCTGTATCTTCAGTACCGCCAGTTAAGCTCATTGATGTGATAAACCCGCTACCAGCATAAGATACATCAGATGTAGTAGTTGTATCTCCAAAGATAAAATCAACTTTTTGTCTTGCATTTAATACATTCGTTTGTAATATATCATCAGCACCATTAGTTAAAGCCGATCCACTTGCATCAGTCCATGCATAAGCACCATCAACATCAATAGTGAAATCTCTTAATCCCTCTAATGATTCTTTGAATCCAGCTGATTCTTTGTTAGTTATTTCTCTTATACTTTGATTAACTGTCAAAGTACAGTTTTGTGCAAAAGCTACTAAGTTAGTTGTCCCAGAGCTGTACACTTTTAATTCAGTTCCATTTAAAATTGCCATTTCTATTTATTTATTTAATTAATTAATTATCTAATCTAAACCCTGCAACAGTTACGCTTGTAACTCCGCTATAAGTTATACTTATTTGTGAATCATTTGTATTAAAAGCTAAAGGAGCAAATGGTCCAATCATACCCTCAGCACCCGCACCAACAGCAATAGTTGCATTACTTTTAGTTAATGGGCCGAAAGCACCAACATCAAATGATGTAACTTGTGCAGTTATTGTAACAGTAATTGACTCACCTCCTCCATTCTTAATCATGAGAAAGGTCTTTCCATCATTATCCATTACATCTCCATCTGCTGTTGCACT